GAATCAATCCAGTATCAACCGACTAACCGTGATGGCGGAAGTGACCTCCGATGTGGAAGAAATAACGCTTGAGCTGATGAACGCGGCGAACATGACCAAACCGGAGGTTATGGCTCTGTATACACAGGCAATGAACGACACGTACACGGATCCCCGGTTCACACGGGCATTTCAAGCGGGCTTGCGTGTTCCGCCTGTACAGCGTATACGGATGGTCAACCTCACGCAGGGCATTGCGGCCCAGACCATGCTTGCCCTCGACAACCTGTCCAATACAACAGCCATTGCACAGCCCTACAGGGCGGCGGTTGATACGGCGGTGCTTGCGGTAAGCAGTGGCCTTACAAGCTATACAGCGGCCACACGGGACGCTATCAGGCAGTTAGGATACAACGGATTGCAAGTCAACTATGCGTCCGGGTATCACAGGCGGCTTGATACGGCTGTCCGGCAGAACATTATTGACGCAACTCGGCAGATCACGCAGCATTGCGCGGATGCCGTGGGCGAGTCCCTCGGATATGACGCAATCGAATTATCAGCGCACATGCACTCGGCCCCGGATCATGAACCGGTACAGGGCCGAGTATTTTTGCGGGCTGAATTTGACAAGATGCAAGCCGGATTGTCATTCGTGGATGTGGACGGGAATAGCTATGCCGGATTCAAACGGCCTATCGGTGAATGGAACTGTATGCATTTTGCGGCCCCTTTCTCCACCCGGTTTTCAAAGCGCCTGTATAGCAATGAACAGCTTGCAGACTGGGCGCAAAAGAATAATGACGGATGCGAGATTGACGGAAAACACGTGACAACCTATCAGGCCCAACAGATGATGCGGAAGATTGAAACGGAAGTCCGGCGATGGAAGGATACAGCGGTTGCGGCCCAGATAGCCGGTGATGACTCGTTGCGGCGGCAGTGCCAGTCACATATCAACGCATTGGCGGCTAAATACGGCCAGATTTCGTCTGTAAGCGGCCTCACGGAGCACCGTAATAGAATGGTTGTCGAAGGATTCAAACCCGTTAAACTGGCCCAGAAAGGGCCTTAAAACAAGGAGGAAACACGATGAATGAACAGGATTTCTACCGGCTTGTAAAAGAAACCGTGGCGGACTATGCCAACGCCCATCTTGACAAGGCGGACGGAAAGCAGATCACCCCGGACGATGTTTACATTGTCTGGATGTGCAAGACCCTCCAGAACAGCAAAGCACTCGTAAGTACAACCCTGTTTGACGGGATGTATTATGAAGTGACGTACAACGGTGACAAGCATGAGATGTATTTCGATGCTTACAAGAAATTTGAAAACCGTTGTATTCCGGTTTCCGTGTAAACGGGATCCACCTAATCCGGCGCATAGCAAGTAGCCACCTCACAATCCGAGGCGCGGCGAACCTATGCGCCTTTTTTTTTCGGTATCACGCGGGAAACCGCTTGATATATCACTACCCTACCATGCCGGGATATAAATGCATGGGCTTCACAACCGTTGAGCGGCAACGGATATACAAATTAAAGCGGTTTCATGAAGCAGAAACGGAGGCAGAGCATGGATTTTCTGAAAAAGTTGTTTGGTGACGGTCAGTTGACGTTTGAGCAGTTTGCGGAAGCTGTCAAAGCGGCCAAGATGAACCTCGTCAACCTTGCCGATGGCGGATACGTCAGTCAGGCAAAGTTTGATGACAAGGTGAACGGGCTGACTCAACAGGTTACCCAGCTGAACGAACAGATCACGCAGAGGGACGCGGACATGGCTACACTGCGGACAAGCCTTGAAGCAGCACAGGCCGATGCGAGCAAGCTCCCCGGTGTCCAGCAGTCTTTGTCCGACTTGCAGACCAAGTACGCACAGGACAAGACCAAGTACGAAGCAGACATGGCGAAACAGCGCTATGAGTTTGCGGTTCGTGAAAAGGCAAACGGGCTGAAATTCTCCAGCACGGCAGCGAAAAAGGCGTTCGTGCAGGAAGCAATCAGCAAAGATTTCAAGATGGATGGAGACACTCTGCTGGGCTACGAGGATTTCGTGACCAAGTATAAGGCAGATGACCCCGGCGCGTTCGTACAGGAAACCCCGCCCGCAGATCCCAACAAGGCCACCCCTCCCACCATCACACTTCCCGGAAAGCATGACAAGCCCTCCGGCGCAAAGCGCAGTTTGGCTGAGCTTATGCAGATGAAGAACGAAAACCCCGACATGGAGATTAACTTTGACATGTAATTCCCATGTTCATACGACACAAGAAAAGAAAGGATGTTTGAAAGATGGCTGGCATTTTTGATGCGAAGCATTTTAACGCGGAAGTGTTCCAGAAGTATGTGGAGCGCATTCCTAACCCCCGGCTTACGGAACTCCTGAAGTCCCGTGCTATTCGTCCCCGTCCCGAACTGGCCGCTTCCATGCGTGATCAGGTGGGCGGCAACTACATGTCTACCCCCCTCAAGGGCCTGATTTCCGGTTCTGTGCCCATGAACTATGATGGCGCTACCAATATCACGCCATCCAGCACGGAAACCTATCTGCATTCCCGTATTGTGGTGGGCCGTGCTAACGCGTGGAGTGAACTGGATTTCTCCTATGATATGACCGGCGAGAACTTCATGGAAAACATCGCCGAACAGGTCAATGACTACTGGAATGAAATTGATCAGGATACCATTGTATCCATTCTCAAGGGCATTTTCAGTATGACCGGCGCGGCGAACCTCAAGTTTGTCAACGGTCACACCCACGATATCACCGCGATCACCAACAAAGAGGGCGAACTGGGCCTGATGGACGCTACTTCTCTGAATACCGCTATTCAGAAGGCCAGTGGTGACCAGAAGGGCAAGTTTAGCCTCGTTGTCATGCACAGCGCGGTTGCTACCCATCTGGAGAACCTCCAGATTCTGACCTACCGGAAGTACAATGATGCGGAAGGTATGCAGAGGGAGGTTTCCATTGCCGATCTGAACGGGCGGCTCGTTCTGGTGGACGACTCCATGCCCGTTGACACCTCCGGCTCCGCGCCCGTGTACACCACGTATGTTCTGGGTGATGGCGCTATTGAGTACACCGATTGCGGCGCGAAGGTTCCCTATGAAATGGATCGCAATCCGGCTACCAACGGCGGTCAGGATCTCCTGTACAGCCGCCAGCGCAAGTGCTGGGCTCCCTTTGGTATTTCCTTCACCAAGGCGAGCATGGCTACCAATTCCCCCACCAACGCGGAACTGGAAACCGGCGCCAACTGGGAACTGGTCAAGTCTGCGGGTTCTACCACGAAGTACATTGACCACAAGACCATTCCGATTGCCCGGATCATTTCTCTGGGCTGATGATTTAAGAAAGGCGGTTTGACTTATGGCACATACGGCCTATCTAACGTATGACGAATACGTGAACTATGGCGGCTCTGCCAGTCAGACCGCCTTTCCTCCGTTGGAATTTAAGGCGCGTAAACAGATTGACTATTTGACCGCTTCCCGTGTTCAAAACATGGAAACCGTGCCGGATGCTGTAAAGCTCTGCATGGTATGTATCATGAACATGGAACAGGCCACAGGTGCGGAGGCGCAAGCCACCAACCCCCAGATGACCTCGTTTAACACGGACGGGTACAGCGAATCCTACGGTCATTCTCTGAGCGCCGATGATACTGCAAGGCAGATCCGAAAACAGATTGAGGCAATGCTTTACGGTGAAGTGGATGACAACGGAGTGCCGTTGCTGTACAGGGGGGCTCGCGGATGAAGCTATGCGGAGATACGCTGACCCTCTTTAATGCGCGGCTGGATCAGGAACAGGATTGCACCGCATATGAAAAGACCGTGATAAGCGGGATTTCATGGTATGGAACCGTGAAAACGGCGATTGGCGATACCGGCTTGAAGTCTGCGAATCAGTTTACCATACGCATACCCCTCGATGCTGATTTCAGCGGAAAGGCGTACTGCGATCCGGCAAGCTACACGGCGGCGGATGATGTGAGCGGGCTGTTCACCTTGCGGCAGGGTGATGTGATTGTGAAAGGCGCTGTCCCGGATACAATCAAATCCCCCGCACAGGCGCACAAAGCTTACCCGGATACCGCGTTTACGATTCAAGGTGTAACCGATAACCGCCGAGCCCCAAATGCTAAACACTGGAGGGTGGTGGGGGCTTAATGGCAACCGTCATTAAAGCGGATTTCCATTGGAACTTTGACCCTCTGACGGCAAAGGGACTTGAACCAGGCGGACGCGTACAACAGGCAATTGATAACGCGGTTATCCGCTATTCCATCCCGTATGTACCCTTTGAAACGGGTACGTTGGCAACGAGCCCTTACAGAGCTTCCCCTCCGGGCGGCGGGCAAGTTATCTATGATACGCCTTACGCGCGTTATCTCTATTACGGTATGGTAATGGGGCCGAACATCCCGGTTTTCGAGGATGATTCCGGCGTTCCCACAAGGTTCTTTTCCCCGCCCGGTCAGAAGAAGCACCTTACAGGCAAAGCCCTCAAATATAATCAGGATACTAATCCCGAAGCGGGCCCGTTCTGGTTTGAACGAATGAAAGCGGCCCACTTGCAGGATATTGTGGAGGAGGCGAACCGCGTTGCCAACAGTTAATAATGTTGAACACCTCCGCAAATGGCTCCGAGGGTGTCCGGCGCTTTTGCCGGAGAATCATTTCCGTGTTGACTATATGGCCGAAGAGCCAATTGAATACAGTTTGGTATCTGTTCCATCATCCCTTCAATATCATCGAAATGTATTGGGCGAAGATGTGCTTAATGATATCCAAACGTTGACATTTATTTTTGCAACACGGGAAATGTGGGGCGCTGAAGAAAGTCAAAATTTGGGAAATCTCGGTTTTTATCAAGATGTAATTGGTTGGATGCTGGAGCAGAATTCTTTAAGACACTTTCCCAAAATCAATGGGGGAATTGTTCAGTCGATCCGGCCTATCCTGACCCCGTATGTAACTTCTCCCGGAACTGATAGTGCGCGGTATCAAATCACAATTGAAATCCGATATCACATTCGGAATTGAGTTTAGGGGGAGGAATCAGTGGAATATGCGAAGGTTATAAAGGGTACTATTTTTGCGTCAGCTGAATATGGCGCATTAGAAAATGGTACTTGGTATATGGGGCGTGGTTATATTGACCCCGATACTGGTGATATTTATTTAAATCCAGCGTTTGCAATAGGAGGACAAAGTATGAAATACGCAAGAGAACGAGACATGCTCTTTGGATCTTGGACTGGACAGCCAATCGCGGAATCTGCAACAGTGGATATCGGTGATTCCACCGGTGTTACGTCCTGTGTTGTCGTGGCAACGACTTTCGGAGCCGCAGTTGACAATCAGTCCGGTGAGTATGTCTTCAACTACGAAGATGGCAAGTGGATGATCAATGATGAGGATGCTGGCACAATCGCCACAAAGTATGGTCTGACCATTACGGGTGATCCAGCAGAGAACGATATCCTCGTAGTTGTTTACACTGCCGCTTCCGGTGCATGGGAAGCAATTGGTAAGGACAACGACGATTTGTCTAAAGAGCTTAACCCGGATGTAGAAACCTCCCGGAATGTTCTTGGCGAATCTACGGTCACCCATTCTGGTTATGAACCGGAGGTAGAGGTAGATCCTTACTACATTGACCCGAGCCGCAAGATGTACAAGCGGTTGGTAGATAATGCCATTCAGGAGAATTACGCAGATAGTCAGATTCTCGGCTATATCGCGGAGGCATATTTCACTGCTGCTAACAAGAACACGATGAAGATGACCGGATATTGTTATGTACGTCGTGCATACTATATTCCGCAGTCCATTGGTGGTGATACTTCTGGTTTTGCCATTCCTGTTCGTATCTACCCCACAGGAGCAAAAATCAAGAAGCACATTGTCTATGATATGGCGACCAATGAGGCCACTATCACAGATATCGTGTAAAGAAAACAGGCAAAAATCACGGCTACACGGGTACGTGTGGCCGTGATTGCTTTTTCAAATAAGGAGGAGATAAAAGATGGCAGATAGGAATTTCAAGTATAAGGCGAACAATCAGGACGTCTTTGAATTGGATGATGGTACAAGAGAAATTGCACTTGTTAATCGATATGGCGAATTGATTTGCAAGATTCATTTCCGTACAGCAGAACTTGCTATTGTCGATCGCTTCAATGACCTTGAAAAGGATTTCCCGAAAATCATTGAACCGTTGGGTAATATCAACATTAACCCTGATGGCACAGTGAACGAAAGCGACGAAGAGTCATGGGCTGTCCTTAAACGCGTCGAAGCTGATATTAAGCGCCGTCTTAATACCCTTCTGGATTCTTCAGACGCGGATGAAATTTTTAAAACGCGTTTCCCGTTTTCATCTATAAACGGTCGATTCTTTATCGAAAATGTGCTGGATGTACTGGGAAAAGCAATCACAGTCCGAATTGAAGAAGAGGCAAAACTGTCTCAGGCACGTCTGAAGAAATACACGGATGACCTTGACAAAAACGAGGTGACCGCAGATGCTGGGGAGTCTGCCTAAAAGTCTTGACATAAACGGAAAACGTTATGAAATTCGAACTGATTTTCGTAACGTTCTTCGAATTTTTGATGCATTTTTGAATGACGAATTAACCGATAAAGAGAAGCTATTTGTTTGTCTTAAACGGATGATTGTTGATTTTGACCATCTGCCCAAACACGACTACAGCAAAGCATACGATCAAATCGCATGGTTTTTAAACTGTGGCAAAGTAAACCGTGATTCTGGCAACAAACCGCGTACCTTTAGCTGGATTAAAGATGAGTCACTTATCTTTCCAGCGGTGAATAAGGTTGCCGGTTTAGAAGTACGTGAAGTGCCGTACATGCATTGGTGGACGTTCATGGGCTTCTTTGAGTCCATTGATCCTGATGGGCTGTTTGGAACGGTTCTCAGCATCAGGCAGAAACGGGCGCGCGGGAAAAAGCTCGAAAAGTATGAGAAGGATTTTTACATAAACAACAGAGATTTGATGTCCCTTGAAATATCGAACGAGCCGATTCCACAAACAACGGAAGAACGGTTACTTGCGAGATTTAATCAATTGGCAGGAGAGGGTGATTAAAGGTGGCTAACGGCGCAGATGGATCAATTACGATTGATACTCAGCTGGATTCAACCGGATTTCAGCGTGGATCGGATAAGATGAAGGGAGCCATTAACGGCCTCCGACAAAAGGTTAATCAAGTTGGTAAGGATATGTCTGGCGCTGTTAATTCCATCAATCCTGCCTTTAAAGCTTTAGGATCTGCGGCATCACAAGCTGATAATGCTTTTCAAACCAACTTGATGAGCTCCAGCGATTTCGCAAAACAAATGACTGACCTCCAGAAAAGTGCAAGCCAGTTAGCGTCTCAACTCGGTAAACTCGGCGAAGCGGAAAGGATGGGTCTCAAAACTGAAGCCCAGATGAACAGATATGCTTTGAACATTGATAAAGCAGAACAAGCAGTTCAATCTCTGAGGCAACGGCTGGAAGATCTTTCCGACACCCCTGTTAACACGACTAAATATGATGCGTTAAAAGCCGAATGGTTACGCATGGATGCCATACTGGGAAAGCTCTATAAAAAACAAGCGGATATGGAGCAACTTGGTGTAAGAAAAAATACAATGAGCTGGAAACGGCTTGCACTTCAAATAAAAGAAGCGGAAGATAAACTTTACGAAATTGAAGGAAAAATGGAAGAGTCCCGGTTCGATGACTCCAGTGCTATGTGGGGCGGAGATTCCGGGGATTATCAGAGCATTTTAGCACAGTTTCATGATATGTCTGCCGCACTTGAGCAGTATAAACGGATCGCAGAAGGATTCAATGTTGTGTCGGATCCCGCTGAAGAAAGTGAAGAATCCCTGAAAGACGTTGATAAGGAGCTCAAGCAGAAACCCAAAGACGCTAAAGGAGCATCCTCTGCGTTTAAAGGATTGAGTAACATTTTCAAAAATGTTGCATCAGTCGCGGGACGTGCGGTAAAAGGTATCCATAGCGCCATATCATCTCTTAAAAACTTCTCTAAGCAGGGTTCTCAAACATCTTTGTCGTCAAAAGGACTGATTAAGTCCTTACTCAGCAT